TTCGAAAAAGACTGTATAATTAAGTAATACGCAAGGAGCTCTTATGGATATTCAAGTTATGGCAAGGAAAAGCGCCAGCAAAATGTTGGTCGAAACCTGTCTACAAGTTTTTCGAAATGAATTGAAACTACAGAACAGTCGGTACTCACTGATAGTTGTTCCCAAAAGAGGAATGAGTGTCGAAGAAGGAGTGCGAGGCAGTGTGTTCAAACTAGGACCTACTGTTATAGGCATGAGCATAGATACAGCTCTTGACATAGAAAGATTGATCATTGCTCTGGCACACGAAATGGTGCATGTCAAGCAGTATGCTCGAGGACAGATCACACACGGAAAGAATCTCAACAGCAGATTTTGGATGGGTAAAAAATTCAAGGGACACTATTATGATCTGCCCTGGGAAGTAGAAGCCTTTAGTAAAGAACGAGTGTTAGCCAACAAGGTTTTTCAAATCATAGACAAGGCAGACACTCAACTAAAATCAAAGAAAAATGGCAAAAAGTGATCTAATCGAATTAACTGGTGCAGTTGAAGAAGTACTACCTGGCAACATGTTCAGGGTCAAGGTAGATAATCTGTCCAACATACTCGTATGCTACACCAGCGGTAAATTGAAACAGCACAAGATAAAAATTATCTTGGGCGATCGTGTTAAAATTGAAGTTAGCCCATACGATCTTACCAAAGGGCGTGTGACCTACAGATTATAAGGAAACTATCATGCCATGGATTCAAAACGTAGGGTTGGGCGATATCAAAAAAGGACTTCATATCGATGCTGGAGTTAACTCTATGTTAATTCAGATTGTTGATCCAGATACAGAGTTTCCTACTCCTCAGTATTCTTTTAAAGAAGTTCATCAATTTAAATTTCTAGACATTGAAGAAAAGGATGAATGCTTGGACGAAGCCATGCGGTGTAGTCAGCAGCAGGCCAACGAGCTGGTTCGACTACTACAACACGCATTAGAGCAGAGAATGAATGTTATAGTTCATTGTCATGCTGGTGTTTGTCGCAGCGGGGCTGTTTGCGAACTTGGTGTAATGCTGGGCTTCGGCGATACTGAAGTATTTCGCAGTCCTAACCTACTGGTCAAACATCGCATGATGAAGGCCCTGGGTTGGACCTACGACCCCGATGAGCCTCACAGCATCAATGGTGTAACAACTGAGTTTGGCATCATTCTACCCAAGGAAATAGAGTGGGCCAATGACAACGAAAAAGTTTTTGTCTTGGCTGCAGAACGCAGAGCACGTAGAGAAAGAGAAGGTGACATATGATTAGATTAAATATATTTGAGTTAAACAAAATTAAAAAAATCTGTGAGGAAGTTAGTACAGAATACTTTACTCTAGAACAAGATAACAGTTCTGGTATTGGCAGTATTCTTACATTAACCTACGAAACAGAAATAGCAGATTACCCTGCTACAGTATCAATTGAAGTGTCAGGTGTAGAGAATTGGTAATTGTGGCATTTTTACAACACCCCGTTGATTTTGGTTGACGGGGTTTCTTTTTGACACTATAATAATGGTATGAAAAAAGAAAATTATAAAGTAATCAGTAAGAATTTGTTTCCGTTGTTCTCTTGTAGCACATTACACGAAGCAATGGCATTTGCCAAAACCGTTGAGATGTTTGTGACAATCAAAGGTCCAGACTTTGAAGCCTGCGGTATATTTGGAGTAGACACAGTCAAGGATGGGCTATGCCCAGATGGTGTAGTATACGATTGGAACAAAGCATCTCGCATCGGGCGAGTTAAAAAAGAAAGGAGTTAGATATGCCCAGTGTATTTTTAGTAAGCGATACGCACTTTGGACATACAGGTGTATGCCGCTTCACACGTAACGATGGAGTTACAAAACTTCGCCCATGGGATTCTGCAGAGGAAATGGACGAAGCTATGGTCAAAGCCTGGAACGAACGGGTAAAGCCCACTGACAAAGTCTATCATTTAGGCGATGTTGTTATCAACCGCAAAGCCTTGGGAATCATGCGTAGGTTGAACGGTGACAAGGTATTGATCCGTGGTAACCATGACATCTTTAGAGATACAGATTATCGTGAACACTTTAGGGAATTGCGGGCGTATCATGTGATGAACGGTATGATCTTGAGTCACATTCCTTTACACCCGGAATCGTTGGGTCGTTTTGGTACCAACATACATGGGCACTTGCATGCTAATCGTGTGATGTTACCCGGGTTTGGTGGTAAGATCACTGACATAGTAGATACCCGTTATCACTGTGTTTGCGTGGAACAAACTCCTGATTTTGCTCCTATTTTGTTTGAAGACGTTATAGCACGTATCGAAGCAGAAGGCGGCAGCATAGGGTTCAAGTCCGGGAACGGGCCTATAGCAGATTAGGACATAGTCCTATTTTAGCGCCAGCCCTACGGCGCTTATAAAAAGGGCAAAATAGCACCTTCGGGTGCTATTTTTTTGACTCTGGGTTCTTATATCTGCGGCATAAATACTTGTGATAGGAAAAATTCCAGGAGTAGAAAAATATGCCATTACAGATTCGCAGGGGCACAGACGCTGAAAGAACAGCAATGACACAGCCCTTGGCCGCGGGCGAGCTAATATTTGTTACAAATACCAATAGATTATACATAGGTAATGGCACTACCAATGGTGGTGTTCCAGTTACAGACTACACCGATGAGCAGGCAAAAGATGCAGTGGCACCCATGCTGGTTAATGGCACACATAGTGCAATATCGTTTGTCTATGACGATGCCTTAGATAAAGTCAATGCCACAGTGAATTTATCAGATTACCAAGGAGTAATCAAAGCAGCATCATTCAACGGCTCCGTGGTTGCCAACGACAGCAGTCTTTTGATAGACGGAAATACAGGAAAATTCAATTTATCGGGTAGTGTTGGCAGCAATATTATACCAGATACAGATGTGGCTTACGATCTAGGCAGTGCTACATACCGATTTAGAGATTTGTATCTCAGTGGATCTAGTATTAAACTAGGCGCTGCAACTATCACAGCCACCGGTACAGCAGTTAATCTACCGGCAGGATCTACCATTGGTGGATCAGCGATCGGAATACCCGGCGGTGATTTAAATGTTAATATCGTAGCCGACGACAGCACGGTTATTGTAAATACCACCACAGAAGTTGTAACTGCACAGGGTGGGTTTGTAGGTAATGTCACAGGCAATCTTACAGGTAATGTCACAGGCAATCTTACAGGTAACGTCACAGGCACCGTCACAGGAAATGCTGGGTCAGTTACCAACGGTGTGTATACCACAGATACCGGCACTGTTACCAACACCATGTTGGCAGGCAGTATTGTAGACACAAAATTGTCTACAATTAATACAGCTGGTAAAGTTTCCAACTCTGCAACCACAGCCACCGACGCTAACACTGGAGGTACCATTGTCTCACGTGATGGCACTGGCAACTTCCTAGCAAATCTTATAACCTCTAATCTTTTAGGCAACGTTACAGGTAACGTTACAGGTAACGTTTCAGGTAATGTTACAGGCAATGTTACAGGAAATATCTTTACAACATTGATTGACAGTGCCGATAGTTCAGCAATTACAATTACTCCGGCAGCAATATTCAGTTCCGATGCAACTGTCGAAAATAATCTAACCGTAAATAATATCGCTGCAATGGCTAAGGTCTCAGCAGATTACATAACAGTATCACCCGGCGCATCCAACGGTTTCGTATTGGATGTAAATAACTCTGGGCTTGAAGTAAAAACTGGGTTTGGATCATATGTTAACATTGAAGGGCAAAGTTTTGCCAGCGACGCATATGCTTTATTAAGAATCAGAGGTTCTAGATATTCTGGTACTAACAGGATTGCTGTGCAAAATTTAGACGATCTAGGCATCATAACTTTTGAAGGCTACAACGGAACTGAGTTTAAAAAATCAGCAACTCTTCTAAGCGAAGTAGTAAGCACAATTTCAGCAGGAAACTTTGATTCTAACCTTGTGGTTAGTGTGTTAAATGCCGACGGAAACTACAGACAATTTAAATTTCTATCAAGTGGTATATTTGATGCCGGCACTGCCATACAACTTTTACCAATACCAGATGCTGCACTGGCCACGGTGCCAGCGGCGGAAGGACAGTTTGGCTATGGTTCAGATAGAAAAAGTTTAGCATTCTACAACGGCTCAGCTTTCACTACAATACCTAGTTTTGTTGCAGTGCCGGCTAGCAAGACTGCATCAGGTAAACAAGGCCAAGTTTCAGCAGATGCAAATTACTTTTACATATGCTACAGCACCAACAATTGGATAAGAGTAGCCAAAGACGCTACCTGGTAATTTTAAAAATAATTTACCTAAGCTGCCCTAGTAATAAATATCGTATTACTAGGGCAGTCTTATGACAGAAGAAGAAATCTTTAAAATGAAGAAAATCTGGCGAGGGAACGAAATTCCCGTAGCTGATTATCTAATGAGTTTCCAAGAAGCATTAAGGAACGAATTCATGGCGGGGTGTTCTTCAGTTGAAGAAGCATGTGTTAAATATTCAACTGATGCGCTAGACCTAAGACCTTTCGGAGTTCCTTTAGAAGAAACTATTAAAGGTATAGAATCAAAAGATAAAGTTAGTGGTGAATTTAAAAGAAACATCGGTGGTTGGAAGA